CCGGCCCGCCGGTCGAGCCCGGATACCGGGCGCGGTTGTCCGGGTGGACGGTCGAGCCGGACCGGGTGGTCGGCGGGTGGACGGTCGAGCAGCGTCCGCAGCCTTACCCGTCGTGGTCGTGGGTGGACGGTGAGGGGTGGGTGCCGCCCGTACCGCAGCCGGAAGACGGCTCGTGGGAGTGGGACGAGGACGGGCAGGAGTGGGTCGAGATTGAGGAGGACGTCGATGGAAACTGACGGGTGGACGACCGCCTAACACCGACTGGCGACTCTTTGGAGCGTACGTGACCTACCTCATCGACCTCGGCTCGCTAGCGACCGCACTAGTAGCGATCGCTGGCGCTATCGCAGGGCTGCACCGCATCGTGGACGCGGGCACCTTTGATGAGCTCTACGTGGAAGTGGGGGGTGGTTCCTGATGGCGTACAAGCGCAAGAAGAAGAAACGCAAGTGACCAGATGGAGAAGCAGTGAGTGATGAACCCGAAGGGATGCTCGAGCGCATCGAGGGCAAGGTGGACGACGCGACGAACCTCGATGCCCTCAACCGCATAGAGGACCTGCTCTCTGCGGTCGAGAACGACGACACACTGAACCGCATCGAGGAGAAGGTCGATGGGGTCGTGACGCGCGTCGAGGGCATCGAGGGCGTCCTGCACGGCTCCACCACCGGGACGCGCTCCACGATCGGACTCGTTGAGCAGGTCGAACTCCGCGAGCCCTTGCTGCGCAAGCTTGACACGTCCATCAAGGTCGGCGCGTGGCTGCTCACCGCCTTCGCTGCCCAACTCGTTCTCGTTGCAGTCGGCCTCGCCACCGGGGCCATCGGAGGTGGATCGTGATTCTCAAGATCGCAGGTCTTTGGTACCGAATCCCATCGTTTATTAGGTCAATGCACCTGCTGTGGTGGGCGGTGTTCGTGTCGACCCTGTTGCTCGACGCATGGCTCCGACCCCATACTGACGTAGCATCACGGCTACTGATCTCGGCCGCCTACGCCGCACTGGCCGCCCCGATTGGCAAGTTCCTCATCGACCTCGACACCGAAGGAGAGCACCGTGTTCAGTCTGGATGAGCGCACACGGGCCTACCTCTACCGCCTGTTGACCCCGATCGGCGCACTGCTCGTCGCCTACGGCGTCATCGGGGCCGAGGAGGCTGACCTGTGGGTTGCGCTCGGCACCGTCGCGCTCGTTGGTGAGGGGTCGCTCGCCGTTGCCTACACCTCGACCAAGGACAAGTAGCCGTGCTACCTGCCGGGACAGTGCCACGAGGGGAGTGGGCCGCGCGCGGACGCAACCACGTCCCGCGAAGCATGGCGCTGTCCGACCGCGCCGGCATGGAACTGCACCACTCCGTCGGCGTGTACGGCGCGATCACCGGCATCCAGTTCATGCAGGCCATGCAGCGCGATCACCTGTCTCGCCCCGGCTGGGCGGACGTGTGGTACTCGCTCGCCATCTGGCGCGACGGGACCATCTTCGAGGCCCGCGGCGTGGAGTTCGTGTCCTCGCCGACCTCGCTGCTGACCGTGTGCCTTGCCGGGAACTACGACAACGAGTCGCTGCGCCCCGCTCAGCGCGACTCACTGGCCCTCATCAGGACGTGGCTGCGCGACAAGGGTGGCGGCACCACCGTCGGCTGGCACGGCGCACGCGCCAACGTCGGCTGCCCCGGACGCAACGGCATTACCTGGGCACGCAACCCCCCGCCATTGGCAAGCACAAAGGCACCCACCCCCGCACCGCCCCCCGAGGAGGACGACGACTTGGCTGACCACACCGCCGCACTCGACGCCATCGCACTGAACACGAAGGCCGCCGCCGAGGAGGCCCGACGCGGCACCAACGCGCAGCGCGCCATCCTCGCCGACGCCATCCGACGCCATCGCGCCGATGCGCTGCGTGTCCCCGACCCGGAGTCCGACGCCGTGTGGGCCACCCGCATCCTTGAGGGCAACGCCGACTTGGCCGAGGCCCGCCGGCGCATCGACGAGGACGCCCCGGTCGCTGAGCAGACCTAGGAGTAGCGCATGGACGTGCAGACCCGCCGCGTCGTCAGCGAATGGCGGCGCTGGTCCGATGGCGAGTCGGTTCCCGCGCAAGGGTTTGGGAAGCGCGCATCCTCGGCCGAGAATGTGCGGGCACGCCCCCGCCTCGCTTGGCGCGATGGGTGCCTTCCAGCGCCGCGGGGCGGGCGACGTGCCTGGTTCGTGCCTGAAACGTGCCTGTTGGGGACGTCGCAGGATGATTGCCTAGTAGCGGCACTTCGGCGCTGGACCCCAAATACCAGCCTCAGTCTGCGCCGGCTGCTACTAGCTGAGCATCGAACGGGCTACTGGTTGTAGTCCCGATAGTGCCCTAGCTGGTCGATTCAGGGCCATCCGAGGCGGTTCGTGCCTCAGCGTGCCTAACCGATGCTGCGAAGCCCGCCGCCGAGGTCCACGTCACGGATGCCCGCCAGCTTCGTCGCGGCCTGCTCAAGCTGCGCCGGCCACAGGTGGGTGTAGACCTTCGCCGTGATGGTCGGGTCAGCGTGGCCGAGCCACTGCGACGCCTCGACGATCGACACCCCGGTCGCGTACAGCCACGACGCGCAGGTGTGCCGCAGGGCGTGCGGGTTGAACGGCTCCACCTTGGCCGCCTTGCACGCCCGACCGAGCGCGTAGTGCAGGCTCGTGGAGTGCAGCGGCACCGACGGGTTGCGCGGCGAGGCGAACATGAAGCCCGGCCCGTGGCGGCGCTCCACGATCGCTGTGAGGTCCGGGGCGACCGGGGTGTAGCGCGTGGCCTCACCGATCTCGTCCTGGCCCTTGAGCGGCGCGTAGCGCTTGCGCGTGGAGTCCCACTGCTTCTCGAGGACGAAGTGGTTGCCCGACGGTGCCACGTCGCGGCCGGTGAGCCCTAGTGCCTCATGGATGCGGAAGCCGGTCCATGCCAGCAGCCATACGAGGTCGGCGTAGAGCTCGTCCATCGCGGCCGTGACCGCCACCACCTCGTCGTAGGTGAGGTAGCGCCGCGCCTTGACGTTGCCGCCGCGGGGCAACTCGATCGACCTGTGCTTCGCCGGGTTGCGGTTGAGCCGCTGGTCGTCCACTGCTGCCGCGAGGATGGCGCGCAGGTGCGTCAGGTAGAGCGCGACCGTGTTCGGTGCGCGGCCCGCCTTGTCCCACTCAGCGATGCGCTGGCGGACGTGGGCGGGCTCAAGGTCTGCGAGCTCCACCTCGCCGAGCCACCCGAGTTGGCCGATGGTCTGCCGGTAACCGCGCGCGGTCGAGTCAGCGATGCCGATGCGCCCCTCGATCCACGCGCTCGCCCACGACGTCACCGTCACCTTGCCCGAGGACGGGTCGATGAAGGCACCGTTGCGAGCCTGCACATGGGCCTCCTCGACGGCTGCTCGAGCCTCGCGCGCCGTGGGGTAGGACCCGATGGCAACCTGGCGGCCGTCGATGCTGGGGCGAGCCTGGTATTGGCCCGAGGGGAGCCGGCGCACGCCGGGGGGCAGCTTCCTAGCCACACTGTGTCCGTTCATCCGTGGTAGCGCTGATGATGCCATAGTGGCAGCGGGGCGTCTAGGGCTTACAGGTGAAGTCCTTGAGGTCCCACGAGTAGTGGCCGTACTGACTGCTCGGTTCGCCGCAGCGCCCGCAGTGGTATCCGGCGCAGACCGACTTGCTGTTGCCCTCGCTGTCAATGATGCCAACTCGTCGGCAGCGCATGTCGTTGCACTCCTCGCCGACGTTCACTTCTCGGCCGCCCCTCACGCGCTGATCTCCTCAAGCAGGCGGTCAAGTACGGCAGCCTTGTCAGCCTCCGATACTTCACCATCCCCAAGGCGCTCGCCTAGCGCTTCCATTCGCTTCCAAAGAGCCCGGCTGCGCTCCTGTGAGAGTTGAGCGCGTTCGTAGCGGGAGCGCAGTTCCTTGTGGGCATCAAGGTCCTTGCGGCAGTCCACGCAGTAGATGTCGTTGTTTCGCGATTCGTCAGAGCAGCACATGCGACAGATGCGGTCAGTCATGTTCCACGAGTAGAACCTTCGCGCATCGAACTCCGTGTGGAAGTCGAGCCGCTGGACCTCGGTGGGCGAGACCCTGACATGGAGCGTCACGGGCGCGTACTGATTGTTCACGGTCGCTTGCACCCACGCAGTCCAGTGGGGCTCGGGTTGCTCCCCCGGCTTGAGCACTGCGATGCCGCCCACGCAAGGGCCGCGCGGCGCAGCAATCGGCGGGTAGGACCTAGATCGCTCGTCCGTTGGCTCTAAGGTGAGTTCTGCGTCCAGTTGGTCAAGGTCGTGAGCTCGGTTCACAGCAGCCCCCTCAGCCTCTCTTGCTCGTCTACGGACAGGCGGGCGATTCGGGCTACTTCCTCGCGCTTGAGGGCAGTCATGGCCTCCTGATGGAATCGAGAGCTACGACGCCACCCCTTCGTCATGGACTCGCACTCCTTGAGCCGGTGCCTGTGATCCTCGGCGGTGAACTCGTAGAGCGAGCGCATCTGACCGTCCCGCCCCTGGTACAGCGAGGCGAGCGAGTCCTTCGCCTGCCGGTAGAGGCGATCACGCCGGGCTACCGCCCGCGCCTCGTTGGCCTTCCTCGCCTTGCGCTGCTCGTCCCACACCTCGCGCACGTCTCGCGGCGGCGGCCCCTTGCGCGGCGGCCCCGGCTTCGGCACTCGATCACTTGCGATGCGAGCGAGTCCAACCACCGCCAGCGCCATCAACTCCTCTGGCGATAGGAGACTGATGGACTCGCACTCTCGGGCCGCCTGCATCGGGGTAAGCCCTCGGTCGGTGCAGGCATTGACGACCTCGTTGATGGCGTCATCGACGGCGAGCACTTGATCCACGGTTGCAGTCGCCATCACTTCCCTCCCGGCATCGACTGCAACGGGATGCGCAAAGTGTCACCGAGGCGCACCGACTTGAGCAGCCCGTCGCGCGTCCAGTTGCGCACCGTCGACTCCGACACCCGCAGGCGCTCGGCGACCTCGGCCACGGTCAGCATCGTGCCCGCCGCCTCAAGCTCGCAGCACGAGTCGCCGTCGACCGGCCAGGCGTCGAATAGCACGCCGCAGTCGGTGCATCGGTACTCGGTCCTGACGGTCACTTCCGGTACCAGCTTCATCCCTCGCTCCTTAGCTCGCGTTCGATCTCGCCGCTCATCCAGTGCTCGGGCCGCCACACGACGACTCGCTGACTCGCCATGTGAAGGTCGCCGATCCACTCCTGCTGCTCGTGGCTCAGTCGACCCTTGGCCGACTTGAGTTCAGCGAAGATGACGCCGCCTCGCCCGACGATCACGAGGTCAGGGAACCCAGCGCCGTCAGCCGCGACTGGCGTGATCCAGTTGCCCGCCTTGGTCATCGCCGGGCGGAAGTGGGCGACGCGCAGCTTGAGCCAGCGACACAGGTCGATGACGTTCTGCTGCAACTCAGCCTCGGTCACTCGAGCCTCCCCATGATCCACTCGGGGACGTTGACTGTGACGGCGTTGCCGAGCGCCCGGTAGCGAGCGGAGTCACTGCCGGCGGGCTCGGTCCATCCAGCCGGAAATGCCTGCAATGCCTCGCACTCCTGCGGCGTCAACCTGCGGACGCCGTACTGCGTGGCGACCGCCTGTGTGGCCCTCTGAGCGTTGAGGCCGTACGCCGGGCCGCCGGGCTTGCCGATGCCTGTTCCGGGCGTCCCTGCCCCGCTGGGGTGATTGTGGCGCACCGACTGGCGCATCATGTCGATGGGGACGGCAGCGATGTTGTGGTCGTCCTCTTGCCGGCGACCGGGAGCGTTGGCCTTGCCCGACGATCCGCGCGTGAGTGTCGCTGCCAGCATCGGCGCGAGCACCGAGCCGGGGTCGCCGTTGCGTCCCGTCACCGGCTGCGTGTAGCCCTCCGAGGTGATGACGTCGGACGCCGACGAGGTGGCGATCACTGACCCGCTGGAAACCTCTTGGAGATTGCTGTAGTTCTTCGGCCCATACGCAGTCGTCAAAGTCCCGACCTCCGCAGGCACGAACGTCATTCGGTCGAGGTCGTCGCCTCCGTGAGTGACCCCGATCGTGCCCGCAGCGCCGTCAAGAGCGCCGGGGGTAGCGACTTGCCCCGCTTGTCCGCACGCCTCAGAATCCCCGCGCACGCCTTCGGGCTTAGCCAGTAGGGCTCCGAAGGCTCGACGCTCAGAAGCACCTCCGAGAGCGACACAGGCGTACACACGGCGGCGTCGTTGGGGCACTCCGAAGTGTCGGCTGTCGAGGACGCGCCAGGACACTGCTCGTCGTCCTCGAGCAGCCATACCCGAGTTCCATCGGACTCGTTCATCGAGTCCAGCAGGCTCACTTGCTCCGACCAAGGCGGCGACCACATGGGGGAACGTCCTCTCTCCGTCGTCATTGGTGATGCTGAGCACGCCGGGGACGTTCTCCCACAGCGCGTAAGACAGCCCGCGCGCAGCGAGGCCATCCACGATGCGGACGTAGTCGGCGAACAGGCGCGACTCAATGTGCTCCATGCCCTTGCGGCCCCCGGCGACCGAGAAGCCCTGGCACGGTGAGCCGCCAGTCACAATGTCGACGGCCTCCACCTCGGTCGGGTCCAGTTCGGAGACGTCGTCGTAGATGGGCACGCCGGGGAACCGCTCACGTAGGACGCGCTGCGCGGCCGGGTCGATCTCGCACAGCCACGCGACCTCGCCGCCGTTCAGTTGCCACGCCCGCTCGAACCCACCTACTCCGCTGAACAGGCCACCGAGCTTGCGCCCCTTCGCCCCGCTCATCGGTCCACCCCACTGAACAGCAGGTAGAGCCAGTAGAGGTAGACGACTGCGATGATCCCCACCATGACCATCACGACGCCACCGCCTCGGTCGTGAGGTCCGACCGGATGCGCCGCAGGCGGAAGAACCCGTCGAGGTCCGGCTCCTGCTCCATCGCCAGGCGCGCGTAGCGGGGCCAGTGGTGATCGTTGATCTTGTAGTCGTCCTCCGAGGTGGTCGCCATCATGCGGTCCCACCGGATGCGCTCACCGATGAGCCGCGCCCCGGCCGTGTGGTGCCCGGCGCGCTTGAGCTCCCGCGCGAGGCGCACGAACTGCTCGTAAACGTGAGGGTTGCGGTCGTGGAAGCGGTCGAACGCCTCGTCGAGTGGGTCGGTGGCGATGCTGACCTGCGCGGGGTGCATCATCGCTGCCTCCGGTGGTCGATGATCGCGTCGGCGAGCTTGCGGGAAAGGCCGTCGATCAAGCCATCGCGGAACTCATCCCAACCTCGGCAGTCCTCGCACTGCTTGCGCGGCGGGCAGTAGTTGCATCGGGTCTTGGTCGTCATCGCTGCCTCGCCTTCGGGTCCATGCAGCCCATCACGATCTGAATGTCGGTCTTGGCGTCGCCCACCGACACCGCGCGGCCGTGGAACCGGAGCTCCACCCGGTCGTCGCTCAGCAGCCGCAGTGAGCGGGCCAACATCTGCGGGTTGAGATAGGTCGACCACGCCTCGTCGGTGTCAACAGTCAGCATCTCTGAGTAGGTGTCCCGCTCCTCGCTGACGAGCAGGGCTACTGAGCCTGCGTCGACATCGAACTCGCAGACCACGTTCTTCTCGCGGACCGACCCCGCGCGACCGAGCGCATCCTCAAGCGTCGCCCGATCGAACTGGATCGTCCCGCGCGCAGCGACCGTGTGAATCTTCGCCAGCGACGGGAACGCGCCGGCCGCATGGGTCGAGGTGATCCGCCAGCCGTCGTTGCCCTCGAACACGGCCACCTGCCCGTCGATCAGCAGCTTGTACGCGCCGCGCTTCGCTGCGGCCTCCACCGCCTCGGCGTTCAGGGACACGCTCATGTCCTCCACGCCGGGCGGGGCGAGCCCGATGTAGGCCCACGCACTGCGGGGATCGTCAAGCCCGTAGGCGTGCATGTCGCCGTCCTCGACCACGATGCCGACACCCATGTACTGCGGCTTGTCGGCGAGGTGACTGCGCACTTGGCCGATGCGGTTGAGCCGGTCGGCGTTCTCCTCGGTGATGAGCAGCCGCAGCGTCTCCGCGATGTTGGGCTTCGGCGGCCACGACTCGACGTCGAGCGTCGGCATCGACACGGCGATGGAGCCGGCCCGCAGTTCGAGCGCGTCCTCGACCGTGACGATCTCCACCTCGGCGTCGTTGGGCAGTCGGCCGACCACCTCGTAGAAGCGCCGCGGGGCCACGACTGATCCCGGCTCGTGGGCGATGCCCTCCACCCTGACCTCGGCGGTGACCTGGCCGTTGGATGCGGTCAGTCCCATCGCCACCGGGTCGGCGTCGATGCGTACGCCCGACAGTTCGGGGATATGCGAGGTGCCCGTGGACACCGTGCCCGCCCACTTGAGGGCGGCCTTCAACTCGCTGGCCTTGCATGTGACGTTCATCCGTACCTCCGTGAGTGCGTGCGTCGTTCTGTGCGGCTCGGGGCTCGGCCCGTCCTCTCACTGTGTTCAGTTGTCAGAACCACGTTGTCCGCGCGGGAGCCGACTCAGAAGCGCCGTGAAGAACTCGTTTGGGCGGTGAGCACCTGCATCCCCGGATGGCCGGCGAGCGGCAGGTCTGGACCCAAGCCGCACAGAGCGATGCACGCGCTCTAGTCCGTCAAGCATGTTGGCGAACTCGACTGCCCCCATGTCACTCCCCCTCCACGAAGCAGCCACAACCACCCCACTCGAACTCGTCGAACAGGGACGGTCGGTCCTCAAGCCGGCCGCGGAAGTCCCGCAGGGTCAGGGGCGTCGCCTCGCCCCCGGAGCGGTCCTTGAGGATGCCCACGTCAGCGTCGAGGTGTTCGCGGAGCTTTTGCTCCTCACGCTCGGCGTAGGCGTAGGAGTGAGGTCGGGTGCGAAGCAGCGCGTGCCAATACGCCTGGCCGCCGCGCACGCACCCTTGCTCAAGGCAGTTCGCGTGAGGGAGGCCGTCGGCATAGGCGCTCGGCGGCGTGAGTCCCGCGTCCTTGATAGACGCCATGATCTCGTCAGTCGACAGGTAGGGGCGCTCGCAGAGCGGTGCCCACACCTCGCGCGGTGCCCACCCCTTCTCAATGGGGCCAATGCGGTGAGCCTCTGAGAAGTCGATGCCGACCACGATGGTCGCGTCCTCGGGCGCGTTGCTCTCCACCCACTCCCGGCACGGCTTCTGCTTGAGGTACTTCGAGCAGTTCGCCAGCCGTGAGTTGCCGAGGAAGCGGTCGTCCCTGAACACCTCGAAAGGGGTGCGTCCGTCCGAAACCTCCACCAGTTCGCAGCCGAGGTAGGCAATACCTTCCCGCAGGAAGGTGTAGGTGCTGTCGTCCTCAACGAGCGTGTCGGCGAACAGGGCGACTACCTCGCTTGCCCCCCACCGCTCAACCGCGCGCCGGGCTGACGCCCACGACCCTCGGCCACCGGACACCATCGCGACCGCCTTCATGCCGCCCTCGACTGGATCGCAGTACGGACGATCTCGGCGCACGCCTCGTCCTTCCACACCTTGTCGATCTCGGAGGTCCGCGACGGCATCCGAGCCTGGTCGTTCTTCGGCCACACCTTGCGCAGTTCCGCGATGATCTCGGCCGCCGACACCCCGGCCGCGCCCGCGAGCGCGCGCCAGTCGTCGGTGTTGACCCCGCCCGCATCCGGCACGGCTTCCCCGTCCGGCTCGGGTGCGGGCGGGGAGTCGTTGCCCTCCTCCACGATCTCGGCCTCGATCACGTCGTCGTCAGGCTCGGGGGCGGGGTCAGGGTCCTCGCGCAGGCCCTTCATGGCGAAGGCGTGCGCGCCGGCGACCGATGACAGCTTGCCGAGCAGTTCGGACGCCTGCGCTGCGGTCAGGTCGTTCATCGTGTCGACGCCGTAGACCACGAACAGCGCAGCCTTTCGGACGTCGTCCTCGATGCCGTGCTCCTTGAGGGCGGCGAAGATCGCTCGACGCTGGTTGTCGCCCATCGGCGAGCCGTCGTCGGCGTCTGAGTCGATGCCCCCGGCCTGCGCGTCCTGCTCCGGGGCGGGAGCAGGGGGAGATACGGGCTCGGCCGGGGGCTGCGCCTCGTCAGGCGCGTCGTCCTCGGCAGGGGAAGCCGGGGACGTTGGGGACTCTGAAGGCGAGGACGGACGGGCCTCACCCTCGGAGTCGTCTTGGGCCTCCGCGATGCGCTCACGGACACGCTCGATGGCGCGCAGCGCGTAGGCGGTGCTCTGCTCGGCGTACTGGCGGGTGGCGGCATAGTCGCCAGGCACCATCAGCCGGTCAGCTTCGGAGATTAGTTCCTCAAGTTCGTTCAGCAGCCGCGTGTGCTCCTGATCGCGGTACGCCTCCTCGACCGACGCGCCGAGCACCTGGCCGTCCTCGACCACGCGCCCATCCTCGTCCACCGACGCGCCCAACTCCTCGGGCGTGTAACTCGATCCCATCAGCACGTCGGCGAACATCGCGCGGCACAACTCCGAGGTGGCACGGGCCAGCAGCATCGCGCCGGGGTAGGACTTCCACGGCCCCTTGTTGGCGACGCCTGCGCGCTGCGCCTGCTCGATCGTCCACGTCCGGCGCAGCGGATTGTCGGGGTCGTCCTTGCGCACGCCGACGACGGTGACCGAGGTGTCGGTCATCTCCTCGACGCGGATCGTGTGGCCGTCACGCTGCACGAGTGCGCGCATCAGTTCGGCCGACAGGGTGGGCTTGCCCTCGACGATGTGGATATGCGAGAGCGCCTGCATCGGGGGCAGCCGAAGCTCGCGGCCCTTGAGCGAGATCGTCAGCACCTTCTCGGGCGTGTCGACCGAGCGCGGAGCCATGCCGGACGAGGCGATGACTTCGGCCATCTCGGTCATGGCCTTCCACTCGAGCGGGGACGGTGCGGACGTGACGGGGACGAGGTCGCTCACGCCCCCACCTCCCGAACCTCAAGCCCGATCAACTCGGACACCTCGCGCTTCACCCTGGCCTTAGCCTTGGCGTCGCCCTTGACGGTCAGCGTGGGCTTCGATGCCAGCCGGGCACCCAGCCCCCCGACGCGCTCGCCCTCGGCTGTGACCACTCCGTCGCCGACCACGATCCAGTCGCCAGCGGCCACCGACTTGTCGATGATGTCCTCGTGGACGTAGAACTCCTCGACCACCTTGAGCGAGGTGATGACGTCCTTGATGATGGACTCGAACTCGGGCGAGTCGACCATGACCCCGTCACCGAGGTCGTCGAGCGCCTTGAGGATGCGATCCGGTTCGATGATCTTGACCTCGCGCTCCACACTGAGCGGGTGGTCGTTCTCGGCGCACCACTCGATGAAGGCGTCGCGGTCCTCGATGAAGGGCTTGGGCTGTGGGTCGGTCAGATAGACGTTGTAGCCCTGCCACTTGCCGCTGAACGCGGTGCCGGTGCGCTCCGACTCGGCGTCGATGATCTGGCGCAGGCGCTCGTCCACCTGCTTGCGGGCGTCCTTGACGATCCCTTCGAGGGCGCGCACCGCGGCCCCGGCGTGGATCACCTCGGCGACGGTGGCCTTCTGGCCAACGTGCAGTACGAGGTCGGTGTCACTCATCCGTGATCTCCGTGAAGTAGATGGGGTCGAGCGTCGTGCCGAGCGCGCGGGCGATGGCGATGGCGAGGTCCATCGTGGGCACGGCAGCGCCAAGCTCCCACTTGCTGACCGAGGTCTGCGTCACGCCCACCGCGTCCGCCAGTTGGCGTTGCGTCATCGACCTGTCCAGCCGATGCCACTTGATGCGGGAACCCCATGCCTGTGCGTTCGTCATGCCAGTCACGCTATGGGTATTCCTTACAGTTGTCAAGCCTGTCAGGAATATCAATCGAGCCGAACTAGGCGCGAGCTTTGCACCATTCTGATGCAAACTCCTTGACGATTAGTCGCGGGGCGCGTACAAGTAGTCACACCACTTCGCCCCCGGTGGGACCATGAGAGCGACCGAGATAGGGGTACTTATGGGTGGCAACGGGAACAACGACTGGCACTACTTGGCCGACCGCATCGGCCGTCACATGGCGGCACTGCGGCGCGAGGCCAACGTGAGCCAAGCGACCGTGGCCGATCGCCTCGGCGTCACGCAGGCCACCGTCTCGAAGTGGGAACTCGGCCGGCTACCGACGCTCCGCGAGATGCTGCGCTACGCCGACGCCATCGGGGTCAGCGCCGGCGACCTGCTGGCCCCCATCGTCGGCACCGTCGAACCGCTCGACACTCGGCAGCGCGCGCTCGTCCGCGAGTTAATCGGCACGCTCGAGGTCGGCGATGCGTAACACGATCTCAGCCCGCCGCCGCTCCAACACGTTGATGAGCTTGACCAGGCGCTCGTCGTCGTCAAGTAGCTGCGCTCGTTCGCAAGTCACGCCATCCCTCACCGTCGGCTGCTCCCATGCGACCACCCACCCTATGACGACGGCCCGCCAGCGGCCGCCGGCTTTAGCGATTTCACGGCATCTTCACAGGAAGGCACGACGATGAGGGAAGCAGGGACCTACCCGCAACTGGCCCGGACCGTGCGCGCCGCACGCGAGGCGGCCAACCACACGCAGACCTCCCTCGCCACGGCGATCGGCGTCAGCCAGTCCACCATCGCGCAGCTAGAACGCGGTCGAGTGCGGCCAGGTTGGGACGTCGCCACCTCGCTCGCCGAGGAGCTTGGCATCCCCATCGCCCTACTGGCCCCCGAACACAACGCCGTCGAGTTGGACGAGTCATCGGTGGAGCTTGCGATCCGCTTCTCGATGCTCGGCGAGCGGGACCGGGGCGTCGTGCAGTCGATGGTCGATGCCATGCTGCGGGCCAAGGCGGGGTGAGCGGAACGGGCCTCTTGCGACGTTCTCAGACCTACACGTCGTCGGCGTTGCGGGCACCGTCGGAGACTTCGTACCCAGCCAGGACCTCGCCACGTGGCATCGCGTCGTCGCGGCGCACGCGACACCCGGCGATCTGCGTGACGTCCGGCACGTCGTCGGGGTGAAGGGTCACGGTCATGCCGATGCCGGGCGTGTAGAACTGCTCGCGCAGGACGTTGATGGCGTCGAGGGCCTTGCTCACGATCGCGGACTGTTCGTCGTCCATCTTCGGCACCTACTTGTCAGGGTTGCGAGCTACTCGCAAGCGGCTTCGGGCCTACTGCTCAGGTTCGCTGCCCTCGCGGGCCGCTCGGTTGGCGAGGGTCGCGTGGCGTCGGGTTGCTCGCAGAGTTGCGCCTGCGTACCCGCAAGAGCAGACCCACTGCCCTTCTGCGTCTGATGCAACGCGGTGCTCGCCCATGCTCACAACCTTCCCGTCAGGTCACTTGCCCTTAGCCTGCGACGAGTGCAGGCCGGGGTCGCCCATCAGGTTGCGCCACCTGTTCGTCTGGATGGCCCACACGTCGAGCTCGTGCTGGCACCACACGGGACGGCCGCCGATGGTCCACTTCTCAAGCGGCATCACCTTGCGGTAGCGCCACGCACGGACGGTCTGCTCAGCGACGCCGTAGCGTTCGGCGATCTCGACCGTGCCGACCGGCTCGCACTGGCAGGCGTGCCCGAGCGACACGGCCCTGCGACCATTCTCCGGTTGCTCCATCGCCACCGCGGTGCGCGGGCCGCCGTCGGCCGGCGTGATCGGATGGGTCGGATCAGGCTCGGGCTCAGGTTGAGGCTCAGGCTTGGCGCGGTGGTCATCGGGTGAGGGTGGGAACTCGCGCTCGTCCACGGCGTCGGGCGCGATGGCGTCGGCGGGCAGGGTGAAGCTCACGACCCGGCCATCCTCGCCTTGCGCCATGATCTGCCGACCGGGGCGCGCGGAGGACTTGGCGACGAACGTCTCGCCGTCGACCTCGAACGTCTGCCCTGACTTGATCTTCATGGCTGGCACCCTTCATGGACCGGCTTGCGGTCGTCGTCGAGAGCGATGGAGTCCCCGGCGCGAATCGGTTCGGCGCACTCGCGGCACCTGCCGGCGTAGCGGGCCTCGAATACGCGAGCCTGCCACGGTGCGACTGGCGCGGTGGTGAACGGGTCGCCGATGCCGCGGCACACGCCGCAGGCGCGAGGGTGGACGTCGTGGGCGCAACGCTCAGCCATGATGTGCCTGCCCCGCCATCGCACGGCCAGGACGGGCGACGATACGGAAGCACGGATGGCACCGCAGCCCCCCGCCCATCGGTGGCCGACCGCACCCGACGCACCGATCGTTGCGGGCCTCGCGTGCCCGCTCGAGCGCGGCGGGATGGACGTCGCCGTGGTGGGCCGCACGCGCCGCCTGCTCGGCCTTGCTCATGCCGTAGTTCATCGCTCGTCGTCCTCGCAGTCGCACGGATCGTGGCCGCAGTCCTCGCACGGGTGCCAGTGGGGGCAGTAGCCGCCTGAGCACCGGGACCGGTCGTCGGGGTCGATCACGCGGCGGCCTTCACCTCAGCCGCCATGCGCGGAAGGTCGTAGACGTGGACGGCCCGCCCGTCACGCAACCGCGAGCGGACCCACACGCGGTCGAACTTGTCGAGCTCGATGTACTCGCCGGCCCGCTTGCCACTGGCCCACGTCAGTACGAGCGCATGGCCCTGCACGAGCATCGAGAAGCGGTCGCGGTGGTCGTCGTCGGGCGCAATCCATACGGTGACGCTCGGTCGCTCGCTTGCGTGCCCCTCGGATGCCAGCGACGGGCCACGGTCAAGCACGGTGCCGGACGCGATGCGCCCGCCCACGGTGACGACGTCGACCGTCTCGCCGATGATGGATGCTAGGTAAGTGTCCGTGCTCATGGTTGCGCTCCGTGTGGTCGTGGGTCTATGCTGCGGGGGATCGGTGACTGCGGCTTGCTGTCGGTTGACCGTTCATCCGTGAGAAGCGCCCCGGCCTCGTGTCGGGGCGCTTCGCGTTGTCACGGGGCCACAGCCACGGACTCGTCGCACTTGTTGCACCACGCCCGCCCCGTCGTCGCGCCATGCGGGCCAGGGACCTCGGCCGTGTGACCGCAGGTGAGGCGGTAGGGGGTCAGGGGCGTGATCGTTGCGCTTGAGGTCGGCGGGCCGTAGGGCGTGCTGAGTTCGCTCGTGACCTCGGGCGGCTCCGCGCAGCACACCGAGCGCCCGAGCCCGTCCTGATCGGGGTACGTGCCGGCGTCCTCGAGCCGACCGCATCCGTCACACAAGCGGAGCCCTTCGGGCGCGAGCGCGTCCGGCGGGATCGGGACAAGCTCGAGGAAAGGCGACCCGTCCGGTCCGTCGACCACCACCCGCTCGGCCGACACCTCGCGGACCTGTGCGGCCTTGGGCCAAGCCGTGTGCGACACGTCACCCCGGCCGTGCATCGTGAGCGTGAACCCGACCGTGGACGCCGTGACCACCTCGCGGGCGCGCAACCCGTAGCACGGGTGGTCGGTGGGCACCCCGTCGCGGGTGATGTAGTGGTTCATAACGGCCCATCGCGTGCCGGGCACGAGTGTCCGCTTGAGCGCGGCTACCGTCGGGCGGTTCGTCGTCGTGGTGTCCATCGTCTCGCCTCTCATCCGTGGTAGGTCCCGTGTGGACCGCAGGGCGTCCCGAAATGGCCGGGACGCCGTAGCGCTTCACACGGTGGCTACGCCCAATCGTCCGCGTCGAGGTCCCAACCGATGCGCTCGGCGACGGACCAGGCGAACCGCTCGAGCGTCCCGGCGTCGAGCCGACCAAGGTCAAAGTTCAGCGACGCGCGGAACGCGGCGATCATCGGGGCGATCACGTTCGGGACCCCGTAGCCGTCGTCCCCGTAGTGCACGGCGTAGGACTGGATCATCCGGGCCAGGCGGATCGGGTGCCGCTCGGTGGTCGTCGGGTGGGCCAGTGCCTCGCGGTGTCGACGCTTCCAGTCGGTCAGGTCGCCGCTCTTTACGCCGACCTCGTCCGGGTCGAGCATGTGCCCAACGACGTACTCGTAGCCCGCTGCGGTGCTATTCATGGTTCGCGCCTTTCATCCGTGGTGGTAGTGGCAACGCTACTAGCGTCGCTTACGCTTGTCAACACTTACGCTAGTAATGGTGACGGTAGCTGCCGCGGCGGTCATCACGACGGCGGCCACCGCGAGCCCGGTCGGCAACAGGGCCGGGGCCAAGATTCCGACGAGCACGGTCAGGGCCAAGGCGGCGGCGATCATCGGTCACCCTCCGCGGTGGTCGTCGTGGCGGCGATGAGCAGAACGCGCACCCGCTCGCGGACCGACGGCCGGCGATGGTCGATGGTGGCACGCGCGCGCGAGCACACGCGCTCGAGCGCGGCCAGGGTGGCGGGGGTCATGCCTCACCGCCCGGCACGTAGTTCACGGCCCCGACGCGGTTACCGTTGGCGTCGTGGATGGGCTGGTCGTCGTAGCGGCATCCGTCAGCCACGCGCCCGGCGATCGTCGCGAGGATGCGCGCGAGCTCGGGAGCGGGGTCGGGATCGAAGGCCGCGTTAGCGGTGTCTATGGTGATGGTGAGCAACGGTCGTCCTATCCGTGGTCGTGGTTCCGCGTGAGCCGCGGCGGGACCGGGCGCGTCGGTGCTCGCACTCGCCCGGTCCGGTCGTCGCTCACCCGTCGATGCGAACGACGCCGTCCGTGTCCACGTAGCTATGCGCCTCGCCCATCGCACGGGCGGCATCGCTCAGTCGCTCGCCGAGCGCGCCCAACCCGCGGTCCCAGAACCCGGCACCGTGCCCGTTGCGCGTAAGCCATAGGTCATGTCCGAACGCATCCGCACCGCGCAGGTCGATGTACTCGCGCACGTCATGCGCCCACCCGATCGTGTCCAGCATGTTGCCGACCGCCGTCCGGGCCTCGACGGTGGCGTCCGAGTGAAACGGACCCTCGCGCGCATCCGTGTCGCATCCGCGCTCGCGGTCCTCGTCTGCCTCGCGCTCGTCGTCGCTCACGAGCCAACCCGCACACTCGAGATATCCCGCGATGGCGTCCTCGAGCTCAGCGGTGGTCAGTACGTCAGTGGTGATGCTCATACCGTTTCCAATCGTCCGTGGTAGTGGAGTGGTCTGGCTACTTGCGATGGGCCTAGGTCAGTGCGTGGAGCACTCAGGTACACCGTGGCGGCGCTCGCCGTCGCGCAGGTGGCGGGAGCACCGAGCGCAGTAGGGCGCTTCACGCTCACGCATCCGAGCGACCGCCGGCCACGAGTATTTGACATCCGGCCCGTCAGGCAGCATCGCCACAAGCGCGTAGTCCAGGCGAGCCCCGCCCACGCTCGCACGCTGCCCGTCGATGGTGATAGGGCCGCATAGCGCCCGCTTGTCATCCGTGGTCATCATCCGTCACCCTCGCGTCATCCGTGGTAGTGACCGGTCGGTCACCGTGCGCGCGTCCGGTCGTGAGCCGTGGCGACCCGTAGTGCATCGCAACGCGCGCGGTCGATCAGTCCTCGCCCTCGTGGGGGCACTCGTAGTTGCAATACCCCTGCCCTTCGGTCACGCAATAGAGCCCGCCCCATAGGCTCATGCGCGTCTCGTGTGGCTCGCATCCGCAGTCGAGCGCGCTCATGCCCTGCCCCCATCCGGGCACCGCGCGCCCGCTACGCACCGTTGCCCATCGACGTGCGTGCGGCGGTGTAGTTCGTCATGGACCGCCCGTTGCCTCGCGTTCGCATCGGCGACCGCCTGTCCGGCGCGACGCTCAGCCGCCCGTAGTTGCGCGTCGGTCATGGTCTCGAGCGTGGTCATGCTCGCACCGCCGCGCGACGCAGCCGCATCCGCAGCGGGTTGGCGTCGATCGTCTCACCGCGCGCGTAGCTCCGGTTCCCAGTGGCGGTCACCTTGATCGTCACGCGGTCCCCAGCTCGCATGAGCCCGTACTGCGGTCGCGTGACGATCCCTTCACACTCGACACCCGTCACGCGCACCGCGAGCGGTCCCGCAAACGTGTCCAGTGTCGCTAGGTCCCCTACTCGCACCGCTGGTCGGTCCGTGGTCCCCATCGCTTACCCTTCCATCCGTGGTATCGCTCGCGTTTGCGAGCCGTGCGCGCGGTCCGTCCTGAGCGGCGGCCGGGCGGTCCCGACGCCCGCGCGCGTTGGCGGTCAACCCATCAGGCCCGGACCCGCGTGGCACCCAGGGCACGGCTCGTCACACTCAGGGCACCGAATCTCAGCGAAGCAGTCGCGGTCCCATTCCGAGTAGCAGACGTCGCACACGCGAGACGTGAGCATTAGCGCGGCATCCGCGATGCGCCGTTGCTCCTCGCGCGCCAATCCGGGCGCGTTGCCGTCGAGCGCGTAGCTCAGTGCCGAGCGGAGCCCGTCGTTGTCGTAGTGGTCGAGCGCGTGGAGCTCGATCGGGCCCCGGATGCGCCCGTGTGGCTCGATGACGAACACGCGCAACGTGTCGTAGGTGCCGGTCGTATCGTTGTGCCGAGCGATGACGTTGGCGCGCCCGTGGTACAGGTCCACGCGCTGCGCGTCGGTCCATGTGATCTCGTGAATGGTGGTCACGTGCTGTCCGTTCATCCGTGGGAATCCGCTTAGGTGGCGGGCGCACCGTCCGGCTCGTGTCCGGCCGCTGCGCTTGTCACCTAGAGCTCGAGCGTCCGCCGCGCCCACTCGTAGGCCCCGGCCCCGTCGGCGTCGAGCTCGCGTCCGACGTGAGCCACCGTGTCGACGGTCGACCACTCGGCGTCGCCGTCCTCCGCGCGATTCGCCATCGTTGGAAGTAGCGCCCGGATGCGTTCGGCAAGCTCCGCGGCATCCGTGGCCGCCGCTAAGTAGGTGCGTTCGTCGTCTCGCATCGTTGCTCCTGTCATCCGTGGTCGGTAGGTCAGAGTGCGCCGAGCACTCGACGGGTCTGCCCTTGCATCCGGCCAGTACGTGCGCCGAGTTCCGGCTCGAGTTCGTCGAACGTCGGCCATCCGTCGACCATCGCGTCGGCGGCCATCGGTAGCGCCTTGACGAACTCGAGCGCGTCGTCGTAGGTGACGGCTTCGGTCAACGGCAGTGGGACGACCGAATCGTCGGTAATGGTCGAGTCACCGTGCACGTTGACCGCCCACCCGCCGACAATCGGCATTACGTAAAGCTGAGCGCGTGCCATCCGTGCATCCGTTCGTCCGTTGGGCTGATAAGTGCATCCTCCCACCCCCTGCCGACCGTGTCAACACTTGCGCTAGCATCTGCGCTACTCGTGCGATGCGCGCACGGTCCGGGGTCGCGCCGGACACTCGCGAGGGATCGGGCGTGGACTTGTCTGACAACTTCACGCGATTCGCGCCCTAGCCTAGACTTGTCTGACAAGTTGGGAAGTCCAACGAGTTGCCACGGGGCCGGGCGTTGCGCGGGCCACCCGATGACACCCTCGAGCGCCCTACCACCGTGCGTCACGACTCTGCGCCCTAGTCCAGACTCACCCTCAGACGAACGCGCAGCCCTAGCTAGCGGCCCTGCGTGCCTCCACCGTGCCTTAGCCGCAGCCCTCGCGAACATTCCGAGCCACCGTCCAGAGCTCCCGCAGGCCCTAGCTTCGACCCCCGATGTCAACCTGGCCCCCGCCTCCATCGTGTCATCACCCGTCTCGGAGTCACTGGCAAGTCCTTGGCCCGGATTGGCAAGTCCTGCTGCGCTGTGAGCCGCTAGCCAGTCTCCCACTCGCCCAAGGCAACTGCTCCACGACTAGGCCAAACACGGATCGGTAGCAGCCCGCCCTTGACTTTCCCTGATGTGCGCCACCGCCCGATGTTCGTGCAGTAGCCGCACTACTTGACACTGACAGGCGAAGGCTGGCCGTGTCGTCTGCGGCTGGTGACAGCCCCGAGCGGCACCCCCGAGGGGTGGCGCAACGGCCGAGCGAAGCGAGTCGCCGCGCGTGGTTGCTCACCCGAACTGCCAGGCTCGCACGACGCCCGTATCGGCTGGGGAGTTCGCCGCTGACCGACTCAGTGCATAGGACCTGCCGCGAGCCCACCCGTGGTTCAACTCGAAGAACCACGGCGCATCTACGCCGCTGTACCGGCGTCCGTTGCAGAGTGAGAGTCATGCACAACGGCCGTTTCCGCCGGGACTAGAGCGATTCACAGACCTCTAGCCACCACCCGTCTGTAGCGCGGGGGCTTGCTGGTCGAGTGCGTCTGCCTTGTGGACGTCATCACATCACGCGGGCTCGAGCCCTGATCTTCCCTCGGAGGGATCACCACCAGCGATCACCGTCTCGTGGCTCTCGGTACGCAGCTATGTCGGGCTGACCCCGGCTCGATCTCGCTTGTCGAGCAGCGCTTCGGTTGTGCCGGCAAGGCAGCGCCGGTGATGTGTTAGTAGCACAGCCACTAGAGGTCCGCGACCTTTCGATCATCGAAGCATTAGCTCTGCTACTCGCCGATGTTCCACGTGGAACGGTCACGATTCGAGCCTCCTATCGACCGTCCTATCGTTGTGTGGCATGATGGGGCCGCGAAGCACGCGAATCTCGACGCTCGGAGGGGCTGTGGCAAGCGATGTCGCGCTCGTCCAGCGCTACTGCGAAGCGGGGTGCGGGGAACTACTGCCGCTCGGGGCGTCGGCTCGGCGCAAGTACTGCTCGCAGAACTGCAATCAGCGAATGGCGTATCAACGCAAGCGCCAACGCGAGGACCCTGACTACGTGCCGCGAGAGCAGCGCCACCCTCTGCGAACGTGGGAGAACCATCAGGAGGGCAGCACCAACCGGGTGCGGGCGCGCCGCGGGCAGCAGTACGAGGAGTTCGTGCGCACCGGCTACGCGCAGCAGTTGCTCGAGAACAAGATCACCGCCTCCGAGGTGGCGCAGCGCATCGACAAGAGCGAGTCGAACATCTCGCGCTGGATGGCGGCCTACGCCGAGGACCGGGCCAAGGGCAAGCTGCTTGAGCACTACGACCGGCCGCCCGAGGTCGAGGAAGCACTCGCCGACTTCGAGACGTTCTGCCGGCGCTACTGGCCGGACCACGACGTCGCGCCGTTCCACGTCGAGTGGGCCGACCTCATCTCGGATGCGCTCAACACCGGGGGGCGGCTGCTGCTGCTCGCGGCGCAGCGGCACACGAAGTCGGAGACGCTGATCAAGTACAGCGTGTGGCGCATCTGCCGCGACCCTGAGATCAAGATCATCTGGATCAGCCAGTCACAGGACCTCGCCAAGAAGGCGGTCGGCTACATCTTGGACATTCTGTCCAACCACGAGGAGTTGAAGAACGAGGTCATCGGCCCCGGCGGGGAGTTCAAGCCTCCGTCGCGGCAGAACATGGCGTGGACCAGTGAGGAGTTCACCGTCCGCACCCGCACCAAGCCCTCGAAGTCGCCGACGATGGTCGCGATCGGCAAGGGCGGCTCGCTACTCAGTCGCGACGCGGACCTGATCGTCGGCGACGACCTTCAAGAGCACAAGCACATTCGCTCGCCGGGCGTGCGCGAGACGGACCGCGAGTGGTTCTTCACCGACCTGATGTCCCGCAAGCAACCGCACACGGGCCTGGCGATCATCGGTTCGCGCCAGCACCTTGACGACATCTACAGCCACATCCTCAAGGCCCCGAAGTGGACGGTGAAGGTCTACCCGGTCCACGACCCCACCTGCACGCTGCCCGAGGAGGAGTCCGACCGCCACGACGCGGCCGGCTGCATGTTGTGGCACGAGCACTACCCGCATGAGTACATGCAGGAACAGCGTGCGCAGCAGGGCGAGGACTACTTCCAGCGCAACATGATGAACAACCCGAAGTCGGACCTGACCCAACTCATCACCGCCCGCGACCTCGAGCGGTGCAAGGACGAGGGCCGTCCCGCCGGGCGCATCCCCGAGAACGCCACCCGACTGATTGCCGGGATCGACCCGGCCGACTCCAAGCCAGTCGCCGCGGTGCTGTGGGCGGTTGAGCCCGATTGGGGCCAGCGCGGCCGCCGCCACGTCATCGACCTCATGGAAGCCGAGCCTGGCATCCGCGGCGCGCGCGCGATCCTCAAGCTGTGGTTCGAGCAGTACGGGTGCTCGCTGTTCGTGGTCGAGAAGAACATGGCGCAGTCGTGGTGGCAGGACGCCGAGATCAGAGACTTCACAGCCGCCAACGGCATCAACTTGAAGGAGCACTACACCTCCGCGTCGCTCAAGTGGAACGACACGACCGGCGTCACGGCCATGTTCTCACGGATGCGCACCGACCCGCCGTCGATCACGATCCCCTACCAGGGCAACGAGACGCGGCGCAAGATGGACCGTTTCGTGCGGACCCTGCTGCACTATGACCCGGACTTCCAGTCCAACAAGCACGCCGACGACGACCTCGTCATGGCCGCGTGGTTCCCGCAGCCGACGATGGACAACTGGTCGAACTCCCACGCTCAGCAGGCCGAGGTGACCTACCGACAGACCTCCTACGGCTTCTCGACCGCGTACACCGCCTCACCGTTTGCGAGGGCAGGATGATGGCCTACCACGACTCGAAGCACTCCCCGAAGTCCATCGAGCAGGTGATCCAGCGCATCGAGTACCTGCGCGAGCTCAATCGGCCGTCGATCGGGGACCGCTCTCGCATCCGGGCGTTGATGAACGGCGGTCGCGGCGCGATCGAGGTGCTGCTCAACGGCTACCAGGGCGACGACCACTCACTGCCGGCGGCCAACCACATCGCATCGGGCATCGAACGGTTCTCGGAGATGATCGCGCCCATGCCGGCGCTGCGCATCGACGGCCCCGAGCACAACGACAACGACGCGCAGCGCAAGTCCGCCGAGAAGCGCACCCGGATCGTGTCGAACTACGACCGGCTGTGCGACCTGCAATGGCAGATGGATCAGGTGTCGATGTGGCTGCCGGGCTACGGCTTCGCGGCGTGGCGCATCAAGGAGGGACGGGACCGCAACGGCCACCGCTACCCGAAGGCCGAACTGCGCGACCCGTACTCGACTTGGCCCTCCGAGTGGGGGGCCGACCACGCCCCGCACGACGCCGCCTTCCAGCGCACCGTGCCCCACGACACCGTCGAGAAGGCGTACCCCAAGGCGCAACGCAAGGTCGGCAAGTCCCGCGGTCCGGGGCAGGCCATCGACACCTCGGGACACATCACCAACGAGGTCTACCAGGGGTGGGACGGCTCGCGCGGCGGCTGCGAGGTCATCGAGTACATCGACTCGTGGGGCATCTACGTCTACAGCCCGCACTACGAGGGCCTGCTCGACCGCTACGAGCACCCGCTCAACCGTCCCCCGTTCGTGTTCGCGCGGCGCATCAACTTCGATCAGCTACAGGGCCAGTTCACCAACGCCATCGGGCTTGCCTCGGTCATGGCGAAGCACACGCTGCTGACGCAGATCGCGATGGAGGACGCTGTGTTCGCCCCGGTCATCGTGCAGGGGCGAATGGATCAGCCGTTCCGCAAGGGCCGCGACGCCGTCAACATCATCGAGGGCGGCGGGGCGCAGTACCTGCAACAGAACCTCCCGTATCAGATGTTTCAAGAGATCGACCGGATCGACCGCCACACCCGCACCGCGACCGGCTACAGCCAGCAGGTCGACGGCGAGTCGCCCATGTCGTTCGTGACCGGGGCCGGGCTGGAAGAACTTGGCTCGTCGGTCACCCGCCAGGTCGATCGCTACCAGCGGATCGAGGAGAAGGCCACCGTCGAGCTCGACGCGATGCGCCTCGAATGGGACGAGGTCGCGTACGGCTACGACCGCAAGGCGCTCGACGACGCCGTGAAGGGCGGGCGCGGGGTCGAGCACTACGTCCCGGCCAACGACATCAAGGGCAACTACCGCACCCGCCGCGTCTACGGGCTCATGGCCTCATGGGACGAGCCTCGCAAGCTCGTCGGCGGGCTGCAACTGCTCTCGGCCGGCGTGATTGATCAGACCACGCTTCGCGAGAACCTGTCGGGGCTCGACAACATTCCCCGCATCGAGGAGCGCCAGCGCAAGGACCAGGCGCAGACGATCCTCTTTCAGCAGATTGCCGCGATGGCCGAGGCGCAGGACCCCCGCGCGCTCGCGGCCATGCTCGAGGTCCACAAGACCGGCGACATCGACTCGGCGATCGAGCAGTTCTTCATGCAGGAGGACGAGCCCGAGGACCCGATGGCGGGCATGATGCCCGACGCACCGCCGGGCGTGGCTGAGATGATGGGGATGCTCGGCGGCGGTGGTGGCCCCGGCGGGGAGGGTGACGGCCAGGTGCTCTCGCGGCTGACTGGCGCTGGCCGCGTTGAAGGCGGGGCTCAGACGGTGAACGAGATGGGGGCGCGCTGATGGCTCGACGCCGAGGACGGGGCGGCTACCAGCGCCCATCCAACCCAGCAGCCGTGTCCGGTCCGGGCGCACTGTCGCAACGCACCGACGGAGGCCCGAGCATGGAGTACAGCGGACTGCCCTACGGCGAGAACCAAGCCGTCAACGATCAGATGGCGGCCTTGCCGACTGGCGGTCCCCCGCAGGAAGGCGGCGGCGCGATGATGCCGTCGATCCCCGGTGGGGGCATCTTCGGCGAGACGTCCCGGCCCGACGAGCCGATGACCGCAGGCATGGGCAACGTCGGGCTGTCTCCCGACCCGGACATGATGATCCGCGCACTCGCGGAGGCGTCGCGGGCGATCACCTCGAACGGTGACGTCCACCCCGACCTGATGCGCCTCATGGATCGAGTGCAGCGCCAATGAGCCACAACTTCGGGCTGTCCGTAGACGAGGAGCGCCAGCTTCTCTCCGAGGCACGCGAGCGTCGAGCTCGTCAGTCCTCGATGGTGGCGCAGTTCTCTGGCGACCCCGCCGGGATTCAGCGCGTCGCCGACTACGCCCACCGCGCCCCCAATGCTTCCCCCGGCCTGATTGCCACGGCCGGGCTCTCGGGGATGCCGCTTGAGCAGTTCGATGACCTCGCAGCGCAGGACATGGGCCATGATCGCTCGCCGTGGTCGGGGATCGCTCGAGATGCGATCGGCGCAGTGGCCGAGCCCGTGACCAGCGCTGTTCGCGATGTCGGGACCGGCCTGTGGGATCAGGCGTTCAAGCCGTTCCTGCGCGGCGCGATGGCGCTGAGCCAGGCGGGGGCCGAAGGCTTGCAGCGACCGTTCGTCGCCGGCATGGAGTCCGCACAGGACTCGAATCTGTCGTTCACCGACGCCTTCGATCAGTACGGGCAGTCGCCGTTACAGCAGGGCATTCGCGACATGGTCGACGGCGACGATTCGACCCGATTTGACCTCGGAACCGGCATCTTGCCCGGCGGCGAGTCGACTGAGCGCGCGATGGCGTCGCGTACCCTTGAGGTCGACGGCCAGCAAGCCAACTTCGGCCGGTCGCTCGTCTCCATGATGGCTGGCGACCTCGTGGACCCCGGCGACCGCGCCTACGACTGGACCGCCGGGATCGTGCAGTTCGCCGCCGACGTCGCGCTTGACCCCGTCGCATGGGGGACGGGCGGTGCGGCCGCCGCCGGCCGCGTCGCGCGCGGCTTCTCTGGCACCGGGTTTGGTGAGGCGATCTTTGAGCAGGGCGTCACTCGCGGCGCGCAGCGCACCTACGCGATGCAGCGCAACGTCGACACCCAACAGCGAGTCGGTGACGTGCTGCGCCAAGGCGATGAGGTCTACCGACGGACCATGTCCGACGCGCCCGAGCGCATCAGCCAGGTGCGAAGCCAGTTGGAGGCTCAGCGCGCCGCCGGCCCTGTCAGCCGGAACCCACTTGAGCGACTACAGCAGGAGCGCGCCCTGCCCGACGAAGCGCGGCGTCAGGCACTCTCCGAGCTCGGCCTTGTTGCCACCAACCAGCGCCGGACCGTTCTGGCTGAGCAGGTCGAGCAGATGTTCCGCAACGACCAACTGCTCGACCGGCTGGTCCAGGCTGACGCCTACGACCTGATGCGCTCATTCCGGCGCTCGGGCTCCAATCGCATCGGCGGCGACGTCATCGCGCGCCTCGGCCGCTCCACCGACAAGGGCGAGGTCGCCGAGATTCTGCTCGAGCAGATCAGCCACGGCCGCATCCGTGACCGTCGACTGTTCGGCGGGGCGATGGGCGAGGCGTCCGTGTTTGGCGGTGGGCTCTCCGTCAAGCGCGGCATCGCCAACCGAGTCCGGTTCCGCGACTCGAAGTACGCAGGCGTCAGCCCGAACGGCGCGATGGACGCCGAGGACATCTTCGGCTCGGCCAACAAGCTCGACTCGCTGCTGCGCCAGGCAAACGTCGGCGAGGACGCACTCACCCGTACTCGCAATGGCGTCGAGGAGGTCATCCCCGGACGGCGCGAAATCTTCAACCAGTTGGCCGAGGTGCAGGACGGCGACGTCGCTGGCATGTACCGCGTCACCAAGGACGCCATGCGCCGCATTGGGGCCGAGCTCGACGCGCGTGGCGTCACCGGCCAGCGCCGGCCCGGCACTGAGCTACGCACCGCATCGGGCCGCACCTTCGAGGAATCCCTCGACGAGGCGACCGGGCTCGCGTTCAACGAGATGCGCGGCTACGCCAACTACGCCGACGACCGCATGGGCGACGCCATCTCGCCCGAGTTCGCCAAGCGCGTCGTGACCGTAGACGGCGTCGACATCGCGCAGCAGGCCCCGCTCACCACCGCGCACCTCATCCAAGGCTCGTTCGACCTGCCATCGGCTGATGCGATCCGCCGCGCGGCACACACGTCTGGCATCCAGCGTGCCGTCTACAACAACCTCGGGTGGGAGTACGCATCCGGCGCGGCCCGCAAGATGACCCGCATCCTGTTCAAGCCGCTGGTCCTGCTCCGTCCTGCCTACATCGTGCGCATCGGTTCCGAGGAGCAGGCGCGTCTCGCGGCCGCCGGCCACGACAACATCTTGCGCAACCCCCGAGCGTTCATCATGGCTACCCGCGGCAAGAACCGCGAGGAGATCACGGACATCATGGGCGGCAACATTGCCGCGCAAGCCCGACAGATGGACATCATCAACAAGGACAACCTTGGGATGCTCCGCGACCGGCGCGTCGGGGCCGCGCAGTTGTACGACTCCGTGCGGGTCGACGGCTCCACCGCCTCGGTCAACGCCTGGCGCGACGAGTTGATCCAGATGGGCGGCGCTCGAGAGATGCAGCGCCTTGCCGAGTTCCGCGGCAACATCGACGATTGGGCGCATTGGGCACGAAACTCCTCCGAGGGCCGGTCGATGGTCAACCGGATGGCCCGTAACGTCGAGGGCTACGACGTGATCCGCACCGACGATCGGGCCCTTCGTCAGTGGGGCGAGGCTCAGTGGAAGTACCTGCAAGCCAAGACCGTCGGCGACGATGAACTCATCGACCTCATCGCCACCGGCCTGCGCAACGTCGGTGACGGCCCGGTCGCGCGAGCCAATTTGTCGCGCAAGCTGCGCGCCAAGTTCGACCGCGGCGTCGACCCCGGCATGGTCAAGCGCCGCCGCTCGGTCGGTGGCGACAGCAACGACGCTTCGATGAGCGAGATGTTCGTCGCTGGGCTCTACGACAAGATCACCTCGAAGCCGTCGTCCTACCTCGCGCGCTTCCCGGCCTACCGCCAGAAGATCGTGCAGAACTACGCCGACATGATGCCGCAGATGCCCAACAACCGGATGCGCCAGGACGTCATCGACCGTGCGACGACCAACATGCGTCTCGCTAAGCACGAGGTCGAGATGCTGAACGAGGCCGCATGGGCGTCTCGCAACACCGACGGGATCATGGGCTCCGGGCTGATCGGCGGGCGCTACGACCTCGATGACGCAAAGGGCTACGAACGGCTTCTCCGCGAGTTCAACGACATGGCGATCGAGCACGCCGCGTCCGACGCCAAGGACCTGATGTTCGACCTCGTCAACCGCTCGGCCGCTCAGGATGCGTTCGACATGATCGTCCCGTTCTGGGATGCGTGGAAGGAGATCGCAACCTCGTGGGGTCGTCTGCTCAAGGAGAACCCGGCCTTCTTCACCCGCGCGCAGCAGGGGTTCCGCTCAGCCCACGACCAGGGCGCGATCTACCGAGACGAGAACGGCGACATGATGTTCGCCTACCCCGGCTCTGAGACACTGACGAGCTTCATCACCTCGTACGCGCAAGCGCGCGGCGAGGGGTCGGGGATGCCCGGTGCCATCGGTTCCGGCGCGCTCGACGCCGCGCAGACCGCAGTTGGCATGGGCGGCGACGAGCAGGGCCGGGGTACGGACGCCCGCATCCGCATGGAGGGGCGGGTTGAGGGCGTCAACGTGGTCATCCAAGGCATTGGCCCCGGCTTCGGTCCGGTGGTGCAGTGGGGTGCCGGCGCGTTCATCCCCGACACGCCCGACTTCCGCAACTTGCGCGAGTTCATCAACCCGTTCGGCACGCAAGGCGTCGATGGTGCGGCCGACCTCGCTAACCCGTTCGGCCTCGCGCAGTCGCTCATGCCGGCTTGGTACTCGAAGGTCTACAACGCATGGACCTCCGGGGGGCTTGACGAGCACCAGTTCAACTCGATGGTCGGTCAGGCCATGTCGGCGCTCGCCGAGTCCGGCAACTACAACCCGCAGGACCCCGACTCGCAGGCTCGGCTCATCGAGGATTCCGAGCGCGCCGGTCGCTGGTTGATGTTCCTGCGCGGCACCTACCAGGCCATCGGGCCGACCGGGCCTCGGGCGACATGGGAGCTCGACCTCGAAGCGCGCGACGCTCCCGACGCGCTGCCCGACGACTGGAATCCCGAGATCGACCCGGAGGGTCGCTTCTTCTCCATCGCCACGCTCGCGAACGAGCATCGCCGGCTGACCTACGACGTCTACGACGGCGACATGGAGCTCGCCAACCAGCGCTTCATCGAGATGTACGGCGTCGAGCCGTTCTACGTCTCGCAGGCGCGCACTCGCGGGCTTGACTCGTTCGACCCGACCGTGGAGTCCGACACCTGGGCCCGGCGCAACCAAGCATTCTCCGAGCGGTTCCCGCAGGTCGCTGGCTACTTCGCGCCGGTCACGGGCGAGGAGGACTTGGACTTCTCCATCTGGCGCGAGCAGATCGCATCCGGGCAGCGCCAGTCGCTCAACCCCGAGCAGCAGACCAAGCTCGCGACGCAGACGCGCCTTCGCGCGATGCTCGGTGCTGCCGAGCGCCAGTTGCAGGTCGCCGGGGTGGACGACACACAGCGCCGTCGCGCCATGTCGCAGATGCGCTCCGCAGTCACTGAGCAGTACCCCGGCTGGAATGATCCGGTCGTCGGGGTGCAGCAGCGCGCCACCAACGAGCAGCGGATCAGGATGCTGGGCGAGGCGCTTGAGTCCGACCTGCTGCCTGCTGACGAGGCTGTGGTTCAGCCGTTGCGTCAGTACATGGCACTGAGGTCGATGGCACTACAGCAGGCCGAACGCGACGGGTTCACCACGCTCGGCGGCGGGCAGGTGGGATACTTGCGTGACGGGCTCATGCGCTACGGGTCGCAACTTGAGCAACAGAATCCTGAGTTCACCGGCATCTGGCGACAGATGCTCCGCAGGGAGGTAGAGGATGCCTGACCCACGAGGCGCACCGATCGTCAACCGCATCGGCGGCGCACTGAGCCGCGGCTTCTGGAACACCGTCGACCGCGTTGACAGCCTCGGCGCGCCAGGTGGCCGCGGTGTGCTCCACAGCCCGCTGCGCGACCTTGGGCTCGTTGAGGACGATCGCACCTTGCGGAGTGGGGAAGTTCCAAACCGCGCCATGAGCGTTGAGCAACCCGACCCAATCGCGCCCCCCGGCGAGGATGCGACCCCCGAGGAGGTTGTGGCGTATCTGCGCGCACAGGGGTTTGAGGTCGAGGAGCCGGACCAAGAGCTCGGGTCCGGCTTCAACGACCAGGCCCGCGGTATATGGATGGGCGACCACCGCATGGGCGGCAACTACATGCGCCCCAACCGCGACGAGCCCTACGTTGAGGGCGATCAGCGCATCATTCTTCAGGAGCTCCCCGAGGAGGGCTTGGCGCTCCTACAGGACCGACTCGTCGGAATCGGCCTGATCGACCCGACCGCGCCCGGATTCGTTCGTGGCGGCGTCGGGACGGCGACGGTCGATGCGTTCGGGTTCGTGCTCGGCGAGTCCAACGGGCTCGGCATGGACTGGCGTCAGTCGCTCGACCTGATGACCATGAACTACTCCCGAGGTGGCGCAGCGTCAGCGACCGGCGGTGGCCCTGGCGGCGACGGCGCAGAGCCGATGGGCGAGCAGGGGTTCGTGGCCCCCATCCGCACCCTTGAGCCCGACCGCGACCGGCTGCGGCAGGACGTGATGGGTTACGCCCGCGACCGGCTCGGCCGCGACCTGTCCGACGAGGAGGCCGACGCACTCTCGGGCGTGCTCGCCGACATCGAGAACGACAGCTTCAACCGCCAGGTCGCCGCATCCCGCAGCGAGTTTGACGCTCGCCAAGCTGCGGCCGGACAGCCCGGAGGGGTTCGCGGGGCCGACGGCTCCCCTTCCGGTGAGGAGTTCGGCGACAACTTCATCGCTTCCAAGTTCGAGCGCAACTTCGATGATCGGTTCGCCGGGGAACTCAACCTTGTCGGCCGCATGGACGCGGCTCGCCAACTCACCGACGGGCTCACGCAAGGGTTCAACATGGCCAGCCGAATGACCGGAGGCGTCTGATGCCAAGAGATCGCGTGGATCAGTTCATGGACACGATCGCCGGCATTGAGTCCGGCGGGCAGCGCGACCCCGTCAACGTCCAGAACAACCGCACGCAGGCCCACGGCCTGTTTCAGATCATGCCGAACAACTGGTCCCCTTGGGCCAAGGAGGCGGGGCTCAGCGGCAGCGCACCGCGCACTGCGGAGAACCAGCACCGCGTCGCCCGCCACAAGATGATGCAGTACTACGACCAGTTCGGATCGTGGGACGCCGTCGCCGTCGCGTGGTTCGCAGGCCCCGGCCGCGCCCGGCGTTTCACGCAAGGTGACCGCAGCGTGCTGAACCTTGATGACGGCGGGCCGAACCGCCAAGGCACCACCGTCGGTGAGTACATCGACAAGCTCCGCACCGGCATGGGCAGCACCCCAGCGATGCGCGCGGGCACTGAGCCCACGCCTGGCGTTGACGCTATGGACCCCGAGGCGTACGACCCCAACGCCATGCTGGCTGAGGTGTTCGGCACGCTGTCTGACCGGGTCGCCGGGCGCGACCCTTCGCAGCGGGGTCAGTACGGCGGCCGCGGGGGGCTGACCGAATCCATCTTCGACCTTGGTGGGGCGGGGGGTATCACCGCTAGGTCGCAGCAGCCCCAGCAGATGCAGGACGATGCTCCCCCGCCATTGACCGAGGATCAGGCGCAGCAGGGCTCGTTGCTCAGCGAGGAGTTCGTGGATGAGAGTGGCCCGCGCGAGGACGGCCCTGAGCCGTCGCTCGTCACCGCAGGCATCGACTCGACCAACCGTGCACTCGCGGAGCTCTCCCCTGAGCAGACCGCCGAGTTGTTTGAGGCAGCCGAGACGGCATCAGCAGGCGAAGCGCAGCCGTCAGATGGCTCCGCCCATCAGGCGCTAGAGATCGGCAACCAGTACCTCGGCACGCAGTACGTGTGGGGCGGCTCCACGCCACAGCAGGGGTTCGACTGCTCCGGGCTCGTGCAGTACGTGTTCAAGCAGATGGGCGTCGACCTCCCCCGCGTGTCCGCCGATCAGTCCCGCGCAGGCCAGGCCGTCGGTTCGATCAACGAGGCGCAGCCCGGCGACCTCGTGTTCTGGCGGGGCAGCAACGGCCGCCCCAACCACATCGGCATCTACGCTGGTGACGGCAAGTTCCTCGAGTCCCCCAACTCCCGCTCCGTCGTCCGATACTCCGAGTTGTCCAGCCGGGCCGCTCCCGACGCGATCCGAAGGGTGGCCTGACATGCCGCTGAACCAAGGTGCCCCCGGCGGCCAGCTATGGCGGGTCGGTCAGACCTATTGGCTGGTCTACACCGTCCCCGGCTCGGAGCCCGAGGTTCCCCTCGGCTTCAAGATCGGGTCGCGCTCGCAGTTGAACGAGCTCAGCGACGGCACGCCGACCGTCGACCGGACCGTGCAGAACACGGCGGCCGCGTCGGAGCTCGGATTCCTCGACGTCGGGCTCGTGGACGAGGTCGGACAGTTCGATGAGGACCCGTGGGACGTGTGGGTCCGCAGCTACGACCGCCAGGCCCAAGCCCTGCCGATGTTGCAGGACCCCGAAGTCATGGCCCTGTACGCCTCGGCGATGCTGCGCGGCGCGAATGCGCCGACGCCCGAGGAGTTGTCGCAGACGAACTGGTGGCAGTCCCGCTCAGAGCGCGAGCGGGAATGGGCCACGCTGAACTTGCAGGACCCCGAGACGGCTCGCCGCCAGTTGGCCGACCGTCGCCGCGCGGTCGATGAACTGATGCGCTCGTCCGGGGTGGACGCTTCCGACGAACTGCTCGACTACATGGCGAACCGCTGGTCGTCGGGCAAGTGGACTGAGTCGATGACCCGGTCGCAGGTGCAGGCGCTCTCCGACCCGTACTCGGGTCAGCAGCTTGAGTCCACCGTGGAGCGCCTAGCTCGCGGCTACGACCCGTCTGGCGGCGACCGAAGTGCCTTCGAGGCGGGCCGTGACTCGGTGGAGCGGCGCGTGCGCGCGATCTTCGACAACCGCGGCGTGGGGTACGGGCAGCACGACGACCGCAGCGTCACCGAGGACGGCGAGGAGCGCATCGCTCGCCTCACGGACGCGGTCATGTCGGGCGAGCGCACCTTGCAGGACGTGCGCGAGTCGGTCAATCAGATCGCCGGCCTCAACCCGACCACCGAGGTCGCGATCGCGCGGGAGGGCGAGGAGGAGGTCCGTGGCCTACTACTCGACTGGCTCGGACCGCAGATCGCAGGGCAGTATGAGGGGCGCTGGATGCGCGAGTGGGCCGGACGCCTGCGCAACGACCCCAACGCCCGCGAGGACTTGATGCAGGAGCTTCGCAGTCTGCGCATGGGCGTCTACCCCGAGTGGGCCAACGAGAACCTTCGCTACGCCGACGTAGCCCCGACCGCCAAGGCCCTGTTCCAGCAGGTGTGGCAGCAGGAGCCCGACGAGACGGACCCGTTCTTCAACGACATTCTGCGCATGACCGCCCCCGGCGCTGAGGGCTCCTACGCCGCCGCGGAACGGCTGCGCCGTGAGGGCCTTGAGCGCGGCGTCGAGGCTGTCAACGATCAGATGTCGTCGGGGATGCTGCAAGCCCTCGGCGGCGACGTCCGCCCTTCGATGACGAGGTAGGTGCGCCATGCCCACTGCTGCATACCGCGAGTCCCTTGGCCTGCCCGCCGATCCCGCGTCTGATGCCATCTGGCAGCAGCGCATCGCTGCGGGTACGGCGACCGAGGCTCAGGCTCGAGCAGCTATCAGCGCCAAGGAGGGCAACTGGTCGTCCGGTGAGGCATACGACGCCGGGTCGGGCGGGATGCAGTTTGCTCCCTCGACGTGGGAGTCGCAGTCCGCGATTCAGGAGCGCGAGCAGGAGCGCCAGCGCCAAGTCGACTTCCGCAACGCCGCACCGCAGTGGCTCTCCGGGCCACTACTCGACGACTACGTGTCGACGTGGTCGCGCACTGGCGACCCGAACCTCGCGCTCGCGGCCGTGCGCCGCTCGTCGTCCTACGACGCCATGTTCCCCGGCAACCGTCGCGACGACGGGACGCTGCGCCACGGCGAGAACGAGTACTTCGCCACCCGCGACGCCTTCCGCAACACGATGGTCGAGTTCGGCGTCGGCAACGTCAATGACTCCGACATCGTGGAACTGTTCGAGGGTGACGTCTCGGCCAACGAGTTCTTCCGCGCGGTTGAGACGGGCTTCTCGACGTTCACCGAACCGGGCTCCACGCAACCACCGGCAGGGCTCCTCGGCCAGTTCGTGTCCTCGTTCATCGGTGGCTCCTCGCTACCCGAGGCGCTGTCGGCCGCCCGCCAGTCCTCCGAGTACGACTCGATTTTCCAGGGCAACCGTCGCGAGGACGGCAGCCTGCGCATGGCCGAGCAGGACTATTACGCCTACACCCGCGATTGGGACCGAGTCATGGCGTCCTACGGCCTCAACCCCGAGATGATGAACTCCCACTCTGAGCGGGTTCGCACCATCGAGGCCGAGATGTCGATCAACGAGCTCGAATCCCGAATCCGGGGCGTGGCTGACGGCATCGAGTCCAATATCGGGCAAGTCCAGCAGGCGTACGCGCAGTTCTACGGCCTCGAGATGTCGCGCGAGGCGATTCTCGCATCCGCCATCGACCCGGAGATCGCGTCCGACATCTTCGAGCGCCGAATCTCGGCCGCGCAGGTCGGCGGTGAGGCTGCGCTACAGGGCTTCGCTCGCAACGTGCAGCGCGCCGAGAACCTGTCGGCCGCCGGGCTCACGCAGCAGGCCGCCCGCCAGTTGTACTCCGACGCCGCCCGCCAACTGCCGGGCCTCGACGCCGCCGCCGAGCGTTTCCGTGACCCGCGCGGAGGGTTCGGGGTAGAGTCCTTCGAGGACGCGGGCGTGTTCGGGGACAGCCGAGTTCAGCAGCGCATGAACCGACGGATGGATCAGGAGATGGCTGGCTTCTCCCCTCGTGGGACCGTGGCGATGGACGACCGCGGACTCGCCGGGCTGCGCCAGCGATGACCCACTTCGTCGGCTGGGCCGTGGTCACCTTCGGGTGGGTCGTCATGGTCATCTTCGCGCTCGGCACGGTGGGCCTGCTCGCCACGGGCGACGTGGTGGGCTCGCTCATCTGCGCCGGGATCACCTATGCGGCCTACCGCGCGGTCACATGGGGCATGGCGCAGGGCTGAGAATGTCGCATCCGTTGACCCTTGACGAGTAGCATGGCTGCTAGCATGATGGTCGAGAGAGCCCTGCTGGTCCGCTCGCGGCTCTTTCCTAGGCAGGTTGAGCGTGACGCTGTAGTACCCGCGCCGGTCAGGCCCCACTCGTCCTGGCGGCTGTACGGGAAGCACGAGTGCGCCAGGCAAGCAACTGCGAGTCTGCGAGGCGTATCGCCCGCTTGCCTTCCTCACGCCTCGCACGGCGCTGTTGGTTCCCGCGACTGGCAGCCGTACCCGTAGACGCGGCGAGGTGAGTAGATGGCTGACGACGACCAGCAGCAGGACGGCGACAACACAGGCGGCGGGCTTCGCGCTCAGCTTGAGAAGGCGCTCGAGGAGAACCGGACCCTCAAGGGCACGATCCGCGAGTCAGCGTTCAAGCAGGCCGGGTTTGACCCCAACGAAGGTCCGGGCGCACTGATCGCCAAGACCTACGACGGGGAAGCCACCGTTGAGGGCATCACTGAGTTCGCCAAGCAGTACGGACTCGCGCCCAACGCCGGCAAGCAGCAGTCCAGTCAGCCCGAAGGCGAAGATCAACCCACACCCGAGCAGCTTCGTGCGCAGGGTGAGGGCGCGTTGGATCAGGTCGCCCAAGGAACCATCTCCTCCCTCGACCCGTCGATCGACGACAAGATCGCGAAGGCCGAAGTCGAGGGCGATTGGGACACGTTCAACCGTCTCAGCGCTCAGAAGCTGGAAGCCTCGCGTCGCTGACGTAGAGGAGGCGCACCGTGACCACGGTCGCAGAGCTCGGAACGAGCTTCAACCTGCCCAACTACCGAGGCCGCGTCATCCAGTTGACGCCCTCGGACACCCCCCTGACCTCGATCCTCATGGGCACCGCCCCTGGTGGCGGTCAGGTGTCGACCTCGCGCACGTTCGAGTGGCAGACCTACTCGCTGCGTAACGCGGGTCAGAACGTCAAGCCGGACGGTGACCGCACCGGGACGCCGCAGCACCGGGCGCGCGCCAACGTGTTCAACGTCTTGGAGACGCACCGCGAGGACGTGGACCTGGCCTACGAGAAGCTGGCGCAGATCGGCCAGTTCGACGGCCAGAACATCTCCGGTCCGAACCCGGTGGTGAACGAGGAAGCCTGGCAGATCGACCAGATGTGGAAGCAGATCAAGCGGGACATCGAGTTCTCCGCAATCAACGGCTCCTACACCCTGCCGGCCAACAACGGCCAGAACGCCGCCACCCGCGGGCTGCGCGAGGCCATCACCACCAACGTCATCGACAACGCTGCGGTCGAGCGCCCGGTGTCGCTCAATATCCTCAACGACGCCATGCAGTCCGCGTGGGACAACGGCGGCTTGCAGGAATCTGAGATGGGCACCGTCGTCGTCAACTCGGTCCAGAAGCGCTGGATCACTGACGCCCTCAAGTCGCAGCAGGGCGGCGGCACCGAGCCCCGTGAGCGCATGGTGGCCGGCGTGAGTGTTGAGACGATCCAGACGGACTTCGGCGTCCTGAACGTGATGCTCAACCGATACATGCCGCAGGACGAGATCATGATCGTCTCGCTGGACCAGTGCCAGCCGTGGTTCCGCTTCATCCCCGGCAAGGGGGTCATGTTCGCGGAGCCGACGGCCAAGGTCGGTGCCAGCAACGCCACGCAGCTGTACTGCTCCTTCGGGTTGGAGTACGGCAACGAGGCGGCTCACGCCCTCATCACTGACCTGCCCGACACCGCACCCGTTGACGCCTAGTCGCTGACCTCAACCGCCGGGGAAGTCTGGACCTCCTGACAGGCTTCCCCGGCCCTCCCACACGAGAGGGGGTCGCGACATGGCAACGGTCCTTGAGGTCGCAGAGCGCGCCGCTCGCGACTACCTGCACCCCGGCGACGATCAGCCCGTGGTCGTTCGCTTCGCTCAACCTGCGGACGAGCAGGCGCAGACGTGGGCGCTGTCCTCAACGACGCTCGCCCCTGACGAACTCAACGCCTTCGCTCCCGGCGTGGTGCTCGAGACGACCGACGGCGAACGTGCGCTGATCGAGGACGTCAACTTCGAGCCGCTGGTCGTCACGGTCGTCCGCGGCTACGGCTCCACCGAGGCCAAGGCGCAGGCCGCCGGCGATGTGGTGACCGCCTCGCCGATGTTCTCCCGCCGAGGGCTCATCGACGCCGTCAAGGACGAGGTCGTCGCGCTCTACCCGTCGCTGTGGTTCAACGCCACCGCGCAGATCACGACCGGCTACGACCCGATCGAGGTGCCGCGCGAGGTGGTCACCCCCACTCGCCTGCTGGTGCAGTACGGGACGTCGTTCGTCGATGCGCAGTTCGACTACATGGACAACTTCCCGCCCTCCGAGACGGGCAAGGCCATCATCCTGCGCCGCCCGCTCGACGGCTACCAAGCGTTCTTCACCTACCGCTCGAAGTTCCGCCGCCCCGCCTCCGACGATGCGCCGCTCAAGGACTCAGGCGTCGAGCCTGAGTGGGAGCGGATCGTGGCCGTCGGTGCTGCCGCGCAGGTGGTGGCGGGACGCGACTCCGAGCAACTGTCGACCGAGTACGTCACACAGGCCCTTGAGCGCGAGTTCACCCCGCCCGAGGCCCCCCGCGGCGTACGCGACGGGCTGCTCATCATGCGCTCGGTCTGGATCGAGGAGGCCGCACGGGTCCTGCGGGCCGAGGAGCCTCACCCGACGATCTACAACCGGCTGGCGCGACAGTGGTAGCCCCGGCCCCCACGACCAACAACGTCACACGCCCTCGGGCGTTCGGGTTCGGCTGCGCCCTCAACGGCCGCCTGTTCCGCCTCGCCAACGGCTTCGGTGCAGACCTCACCATCGAGACGGCCCCGACCGAAGCGCCCCGCGTCGACACCTCCTCATCGCCCGAGGAGATCGTGGACGAGTCCGGCCGCGTGTTCGCCCGCTCAGCATTCTCCGGGGGCGAGGGACTATTCCAAGCGCATCAGCCCGAAGCGGAGCGCGACCGCTACTGGGACTCGCGCGGCATCAACGCCGTGCCCGAGCGCCCCGGCGAGTTCCCACGCATCCAGTTGACCCGCGAAATGGAGCTCGTGTCCCCGTCGGCCGAATCGGGACTGCGCGCCATCACCGACGGCGACTCGGTGTGGCTCGCAGAGGGCGACGAGTTGCTGCGCACCGACAACCCGGATGCTGATACGCCCGTGTTCGTCTCCGAGGACGTCCACGTTGGCGGGACTGCGGTCACGGTCGGCGGGATCGCCCTGCTCGGCGAGAGCATCTACGCCGCAGTCGGCGTCAACGGCATCACCCGCAAGGTGGGCGGGACGTGGGAGTCGTGGTCGGAACTCGAAGCCGTCCGCGTGTGGTCAGTCAAGGGGCGCATCGTCGCGTCCGACGGCGACTCGCTCTACGAGGTACTGGCCGGCGGCGTTGTCCCAGCACCGATTTTGACGCTACCTGCCGGGCGTGAGTGGACGGGCGTCACCGACGGCGGCGACTTCGTGCTGGCCTCAGCGACCGACGGCTACGTCTACGCCTTCACCTCCGAGGAAGGAGAGTTGGTCCTTGTCGCGCAGACGTTGTTCGAGGGCGAGCAACCGACCGCTGTCGGGCAGGCGCAGGGCGTGGTCGGCATCGGCACCCGACAGGGTCGCATCGGCCGGCTGTGGGTCGGGACGCTCACCGAGCGCGGCGTCATTGCGAACCTGCAACTCAAGCGCGAGTGGCTGGATGACGGCTCAGGGGTCAACCGCCAGCCGTTCGCGATCACCGGGGATCGCACTGCGCTCTACACCGCCGTCGCCCTCGCCGGCACGGTCGATGTGTGGCGGCTCGAACTGACGACCCTCGGCCTGTCGCGCTACCTGACCGTGGACGCGGAGGGGTGTTCGCACGGCCTGTTCGTGAGGCAGGGCAGGGTGTGGCTTACGGTCTGCGGCTCGGGCCTCTGGCGCGAATCTGATGCGTTCGTAGAGTCCGGCTACCTGATCGGCCCGCTGGGTGACTTCTTCAACGCCTCCGAGAAGTCGTGGGTCGGTGCACGCATCGAGCACTCCACCCTCGATGGTCAGCGCATTGAGCTCTACTACACGACCGACCCGGACGCGCTTGCCGACCCCAACTCGTCCGCGTGGGTCCTGGTGCTGTCGCGCACGACCGGCACGACCACCGGGGAGATTGCCCTACAGGGCGTGACGGGACGCGCGCTCGCGGGGCAGGTGCGTTTGTTCCCAAGCGACGAGCGGGACAGCACCCCGTCCGTGCGCTCGCTTTCGTTCCGCGCCTACGGCTCAGCCGGTGACGACGACGTCATCATCACCCTGCCGGTCAACATCTCGGACCAGCTTGAGCGCCGAGGCCGCCACCGCGTCCGCGCCAAGGGCGCGGGCGAGCAGGCGTACCGCGACCTCAAGGGGCTCGAAGGCCGCCCGGTCCTGCTGCGCATCTACGAGCCCTCCGAGGTCGTGCGCGGCCTCGTTGAGTCCGTGGGCGCTCCGGTACAGGCGTCGCTTCGGCGTCGATCGAACACGACCATCGCGCTCGTGCGCGTCCGCGGCCGCCGCTCCCCGACGGGGGCACTAGCGGTTGACGGGACGTTCGGCGCATCACTGTGGGGCGAGCGCCCCTGGGGAGGCTTCTAATGCCCTTCGAGCGCACCAACCGCGCCAACTTCGCCCAGACCGTCCTGACCCTCTCAATGGGCAGCACCGACACGGTCGCGCAGGTCGAGTCCACCGACGGCTTTCCGTCGTTGCCGTGCCGACTGGTCATCGAACCCGAGTCCCCGTCGCGCCGCGAGATCATCCTGTTCGACGGGTCCTTGACCGCGACCACCTTCCAGACGCTCACGGTCGACAACCGCTACATCGAGGGCTCGGCCGCCGCGGCGGGACTGACGCACCCCACCGGCTCCACGGTGATCTCCGCACCCTTGAGCCAAGACATCGACGAGGTGTTCGACGCGCTTGAGCAGACGCTCACCGACGTTGACACCGCCGTTGCGGGAGCGGTCAGCGACGCCGAGCAGTCGGCGACCGCAGCGGCGGGCTCGGCCACCGCGGCTGCGCAGTCGGTCACCGACGCCGAGCAGGTCGTCACCGACGCTGAGACGACCATCACGAACAACGTCGAGGCGCAGCTACAGGCGTTCGTGGACAACGCCGAGATCGAGTTGCAGGCGTTCGTGAACGACGCCGAGGAGGCGCGTGACGACGCTCAGACGGCGGCTGCTGCGGCTGAGGACGCTGCCATCGTGTTCGCTATCGCA